ATCCTTCCCCAAGCTATACGGACAACTGGGAAGGCGATTACAGGCTTCCACCCCTGTAATTTCTTGGTACCTTCTAGTGGAATCGAACCACTGTAACTGGTGCCACAAACCAGCACTCTACCATTGAGCTAAGAAGGCATACAATAAAGGACCTGACTATAGGATTCGAACCTATATTACTAACCTGCAAGTTAGCTCGAATAGGATTGCAGTTCCTCGATTAAGCTCCAGCGTCAGGATAACTTGGCGGAGTGATGGCGGAATCGAACCCCTGGCCTTGCGGCTCCAACCGCTTTCAAGGCGGTGCTAGCATCCCCGGCTAGACATGCACTCCATTATTTCTTTTATTCATATACTCTCTATCATACTTTCTACCATTTTTATTTTTACTCTTATAGGTAGGAAGCTGAGCATCACAATTACAGCATACGATTCTAAAATTATCTATTCGATTATCTGTAGAATCACCGCTTACATGATCACAAACTAGAGGTACTGGAAGTCCATTCCATTCCTCAACTCCACATATAGAACATTTATTACCTTGAGTTGCAATCAAGTATCTTTTAGCATGTTTTCTTGCCGTGGCTTCATGCAAATTTAAATGCTCATTATTGTTTATTATATCGATAGATCGCTGAACTGCAAGATCTTTATTCCATTGATTCATATTAGTCTCCTAACGTTGTATCTTTATTTATAATACAACCGTTTTAGAAACTAGTGTAATTATCTGGCATTTGTTTTGTTAGACCGGCAGGAGGCCCGTCTGCATTCCTACCATCTCCGTAGGTGCTTCACCAGCAGTGCCATACTGCTACAATTAGTTATTTGGCTACTAGTGGGACTGGCATCCCTCGTTCGTACTCCTGCCAGGGAATACAGATATCAGCACCTAGCCAATACCGTCCAAATTATCTCTTCAAGGATACACCAGCTATCTAACTTCCAATGCCACTCGTTATTACAGCTGGTTACCGATTCTGGGAAGCCTACCTCTGTGTTTATTATTGTGCACACACTTCGGGCTCTGATGTATCCATGAAGAGATAACTATTATCTCCACAAAGATACACCGCACCTGCAACAGTGCCTACGTTGCTCGTTGCAGGGCTAAAGGCCACCTACACCGCAGTTGTGTATCTGTGAAGAGATAACTTCCGTTATCCTTCTACCCTGCTGAAACCACCTATCGGTCCTTTGACCTTAGTACTAGTCAGGGGCTGTTCTTATCCACTCGGAACAGCATCGATTCTTAATATACTAAATTTGCAAATTTAAATCAACTGTTAAATATCCATTAAAAAAGCGGCTCTAGTTTCCTAGGCCGCTCAGTGTTTGCTAGATTATAACTATCCAACTTTACACTGAGCACCTCATACCTTCTGACCATACGCCGGCATTCGGAGCAATCTGTCCGCTAAATGTTAGGCGATATGTATGTTTCAGACACGATAAGAGTTGCATTAATAGTCCTTTAGAGTTGAGTAGAGAGATTTCTCCCTCTACTCATATATAGCTGTCCTTACTCGGCACCAAGAAGAAATTTACGGGTAGGAGCAGTGAGAGAGTCAATGTAAGCTTTAGACTCTTCCAAATGATCTTCGATACCTGCTAGCATTACTTCTTTCTTAGCATCAATTTCTGCTTGCTCGTCTGCACGACGACGTTCACCAATTGACTTCATCTGAGCAAGACGCTCTTCTTTAATACGAGCAATCTCTTCGTCAGACTTTTGCACAACTTCAGCTCGAGTAGCTTTTGCAGACTTAGCAGGCTTAACTACCTTAGTTTTAGCCTTAGAGGAAGTAGGCTTACCTAGCTTCTTCTGAGCGTTATAAACGTAGACCTGAGCGTTAGACTTAGTAACCTTAAGTTGAGCGATAACCATCTCAACCAAAGCTGCTTTATCCAAGGTAGGGTTAGATTCAAGTAACTTAACAACGAGAGCAATATTAGACATTTTCATTTCTCCATTTCTGTCTATATTCTTATAATAACGACTTCTGTAATTAATGCAACTGTTTTTTTGAGGTTTTTTCCTAAAAATCTCATAAAATCAGACGTGAGAGCATTAAATTCCATAGAGTCCCGATGTCTTTTCATCATATTATTAATATCGTATATTTTCGGAAATAAATCAACTGATAAGCACAGAAAAACCCCAATGTTTTCAATGAGTTATAAAAAAGTTGTAACCTATTGAAATCATTGAGGTTTTTGGATTCTTATAGAATAATGTTTTTTTGGGAAAGGAATGACGTTATCGCTATATTCTTTTAAAATAAATCTGCGGTTTTCCTGTCCTTCTGGAAGCTCTAAACCCAAAAGTTTCCAAATCTCGCTTTCATATAAAACCGATCTTCCTGCAGCTTGCTGTGCAGTAAAATAAGATAGAATAATATCTGCTACAAACTCAGCATACGCATCATCAGAAGTTTTCATTCATCTGCCTTTTCTTCTGACATTAAAAATAAAAAAGATAATCCTGCTGGGATACAAACTATGATCGTTAAAACGCAAACTATTAACATCCTATATAAAATTTCTATCAAACAGTTAACTCCTTAAACCTATTACGTTTCTCTGAATCAATAGATTGACCTGCCTTAGAGCTACTAAATACTGGTGCATCATCCATAAGTGTCTGGGCAGATTGTTCTGTATTATACAATCTCATCTTTGCCCTATCAATACCGATAACAAAGCGTCTGTGAATAGTAGGGTCATTGTATCTGTTCTTTAATTGTTTGACCATAAGCTGATTTAGGTCTTCTAATTCTTCTGTACTAATTAAAGCAAACATTAAGTCAGCTGTTGCAGGTAGACCAAAAGACTCAGATGTATCGGTAAGTTCGACATCACTATTACCATAACCACCTCTTGTAGTTTGAGTAGCAGAAACCACAGGAACATTAAACTCAACGGCAAGACCACGAAGCTCTTCAGCGATTGCCTTAATATATGTGTATGAGTTGACATTACTTCCAGTTTTAATGCGGCTAGAAGAGCATATGTTAAGATAATCGATGTAGATAATATCAGGAATAAAGTTTCGCTTGATACGAAGTTCATTAAGAAGATGTCTAAAATGAGCGCTACCAGCTGAAGCGGTAGGATATTCTTTAACAATGAGTTTTCCAACTGTTTTTTCCTTTACACGAGCGATCTTTTTATCATATGCATCTTTTGGTAAAATTGCAAGCTCATCTACCGTGACGTTAAGAAGGTTAGCATCTATACGCTCTGCAATCTTTTCTTCTGCCATTTCCATCGTAATGTAAAGAACGTTCTTACCTTGCGTTAGGTTATTCGAAGCACAATGGCACATAAAAAGAGATTTCCCAACACCAGTACCTGCAAGGGCAATGTTGAGAGTTTTTCGAACAAGACCTCCTTTAGTAATATTGTTAAAGTACTCAAGGTCAAAGGGAATATGTTCTTCCTTACGATGATAAAAATCAAACCGTTCATCAGCATTAAGGAAATAATCGTGGCCGATACTAACATCAAAGCTGACACCAAGAGCGTCTGATAGCAAAGTAGGAATAGCTCCTGTAGAGCTTGATCCAGTCTTATCATCAAGGATTTTGATTGATGCCATGATTGCATTATAGATAGCTTTTTCTTGGCAAAACTTTTCAGTACTATCCAAAAGCCATTGAATCTCTGTATTGTCAATTTGAAGATCCTCAATAAGACGTTTTGAGTCTTTAAAAGTAGTATCATTAAGACCGTCTTTATTGTTTAGTTCAAGAAATAATACTTCTTTAGTTGGAGTATTATTATACTTAGTAACATAATCTTGAATTAACTTATATACTACTTTATCTGATTGGTTTTGAAAATACTCATCTTTAAGAAACGGAAGAGTCTTCCTTGCGTACGCCTCGTTGAATACTAGATGTGAAAGTATCGTCTTTTCTATCATTTAAATTCTCTTCATCAATTACTGGAACATCTACCCAATCGGTTTCTTTATACTTACCAAGTCTTCTATATTGTAGCTTGGAAAAAGTACCAGGGTCTGATGGTCTTAGAATTCTTAGATCTGTAATAGGATCATATGTCATTACCAATACCTCTTAATTGAGAGTGGTCCTATACGCCAACTGACATATGGATAACCACTGTTAAACCTATTAATATTCCAATAGAATAGATTACCTTTAAACCCTATCCAATTTATAACCCATCTACGAAATAAAATCATCTGTTAAATTGCTCTATCAATGCTTTACGGCTTTCAGGATTATAGTGATGATCAAAAATAAAAATTACTTTCCTAAGCATAGCAACAGCTAGTAACACAGCATCTTCCTGAGTATCGCAAGTCATCATAATTTGTGTTTCTATTGGTATAGAAAGCTTACTTATTTTAGCTTCCATCTGTTCGTTCGTCATCACTTAATCCTTCAGCAATAGCATTATGAATTTCCATGTAACCTGAATCCATACCTAAAACATATGAATCCATATCAAACCCAAACGTATTATAAAGAACATAACGAAATGATCCACGATCAATTACATCACCTTTATGGATACGCTTGGAGACAATATAGAACGCTTTTAACTTATCTTCATAAGATAAAGCTTCCCAAAATTGTTCGGCTTCATTGTCATACTCTTGACGAGCTTCTCTATAGATTCGAGTTAACTCATCAAGACTTTCAAACAGTGAATTATTCGCCATCGTCTAACTCTACATCATCATTTGTTACTAATGAGCCACCGACAAGAGTATATTTCTTCTTAATAAAATCTGCAAAATCTGATGTTGTAAATATTTGCTTCCATACTGCACTATTATCTTCAATATCTGCAGCTCTCATCTTATTACCAATTACTTCACCTGTAGTACGATCAACAAGCTGGTACCATCCGTTAGAAGGTTTAACTACATAACCACCTTCGATAGCTAAGTCAAGTAGACCTGACCATTTCTTAATACCGCCTTCATAAGAAACCGTAATTGGAATCTTAGATTTTTCTTTTACGTAACGAGACTTTTCAACGTTAATAATAAAATGATAACCTGCAATCTCACCACCATCCTTATCTTGCTGACGGCCAAGAATCCAAATGGTATCTGCAGAGTAGTAAATACCTGTACCACCACCTACGATTGCTTTAGGAAACATTCCAATTTCCATATAGACATGGTTAACAACAATCAATGGAATGTCTTTAAGAGTCAAATGAGGAGTTACCATACGGAACAAACTCTTAAGACTCTTTGCACGAGACATATCAGCTACTGATTTCTCATTAGCAGCATCCTCTACTTCTTTCTTAGAAGCCAGATTGCCTACTGAGTCAATGACCATAATAACCTTATCATTACGGCTAATTTCATTTAACTGTTTCATAATATCAAACTTAAGTTGTTCAATATCGGTAATAGGAGTGTGAAGTACGCGCTCCATATCAATACCAAACGATTCAAAGTATCCTTGTGGTGTACCAAACTCTGAATCATAGAATAAAAGAACACTATCAGGATACTGCTTCATGTAAGCCGAAGCCATAAGGAGAGAAAAGGCAGACTTGAAGTGTTTGGAAGGTCCTGCTAATACAGTCAAACCAGGAGTTAATCCTCCGTCAACGCTACCCGATAGTGCTACGTTCACCATTGGAACGCTAGTAGTAATCATATCTTTCTTTCCGTAGATTTTACTTTCGGAAAGTAACGATGTTTCTGAAATAGTAGAATTCTTAATAAGACGGCTAATAAGCGACATGTTTATATTCCATTTTAAAATTGATTGTCTAAGTCTATACTGAGTATATTGTCTTCTTTTAATTCAGGCAACTCTTCTTTAAATTCTTCTTTCTTAGAATTAGTTATACCGTGATTGGCTGCTAAAAGTAGGACTACAGCGAGAGGATCAAATACAATAACCAGCAAGAGAATAACCCAACGAACAGCCAGTTCAAGTGTATCAGGTCCTGAGGATCCATATAGTGCCGCTGCAATATATTTAATTGGACCAACTTCTGCTTCTGTCTTTTTGACACTCGATTCAAGTTTAACTTTTTCTGTTTTGAGATTAGAGAGTATCTCCACATGTTGTGTTTTCTTATTTGTAAGATCATCGCGAAGCTTTCTTTGTTTGTCCGCAGCCTGCAAAGAACTTTGAGCTTGTCCTTTATCTGTCATTTTAGTAACTGCAGCATCTATTTGATCTACCTGTTTATTAATATCAGAAATATAAGATTGCTCATTATCTATTTTAGATTGAACTATCTGTATTTGATCTGCATCACCGGTAGTAATCTGTAAATTTTGTTCTATGTGAGCCTTAGATAGAAAACCAAATATACCCATACTTGAAATAATCATAAGAATTACTACTGCAAAAGTTAAGTAAGACTTAAGCAAAAAAGGACTAGTTTTCCAATGACGGTAGAGCCAAGATGTTCCGATAATTTTAGAAATTTCTAAAACAGTACCCATAATAACAACAGGCCAGAATGAGCCTGCAAACACTGTAGTTAGACCTATAATAGAATAATATGCTGATACGCCAGACAAGCTGAGTGCAGCAATAAGTGCAATATAGTTAATCATTCATCAACGCATCCAGCTTAGCTTTAAATTCTAAAAGTCTTTTATCTCTATTAGGCCATAAAATATATTCTTTTTGAGGATCTTTAGATAGATTAGTAATAAGTGGGAGAATCATCTTATACATAGTTTCTAATTTTTCTTTATAAGATGTAGCTTGTGCAGAAGTATTATCTACCTGTTTAGTAAGATGCTGCAATTGTTGTTTCTCATATTGTTTTAATTCTTCTTCTGTAGCAGCAGAAAAACCAAAATCGTTATCAAATATATCGTCGATCATTTTACCTCCATCTTTAGGACATTTAGTATTTTTACAATTTATATAATCAAAATCTTGCCCACAAACACTGCATATACTGCTCATGAAAAGAAATCCTCTAGTGAAGCTTGCTTCTCAACTCGCCAACCAATAGCATCAAGAATAGTTCTTAGCGGCTCTACAAACGACTTATCATATTGAGTGTCATAATCTATATATTGATCCATACCTAACTGTCTTGGAAGAGTACCAGGGCAAGCAAAAACATTTTCACGAGTTGGGTTAGGTAGTTTCATATAACAGAATTTAATTTTATCTCCCTCGTTAATAATAGGGAACCTCTGATCTAATTTTTTCTGTTTTAACATATGGTTATAGAGAAGAGCTCCTCTTACATGGATAGGAGTTGCTTTTCTGTAAATACTATTAAGGTCAGAATATTCTGATAACCCTTTGCACCCTCTTGGAAATGCAACATCCTCGAAAGGCAACTTGCCAAACTCAATACGAAACTTCTGAATAAACTCTATCGTTTCATCTTCAGTACTGTTCATAATAATATTAATAGCTTTCTTAATATTAACTCTACAAGCTGCAGGGGTAGAAGAACGAACTGCTTCAATACCCATCATCTTAAGTTTAGGCTCTGCATACTGAACCCCTTCATTATTCCACACATTGAGAATATATCGCTTTTTGGCAGTCCATATGCCTTTGTTAGCAATAGCTTCTCGCTTCATCTTCATTTTTTGTTCGTAGGCATTGACATATTCAGAAAGCTGTTGATAACACTTATCAATAAACGGTTCAAGCTTATCTTCACAGACCTTATCAAGGAAGGTGACAACTTCTGCAGTCGGTCTATCCTCAAGACCGCATTGATTGACCAAGTCGTCAAGCGTAATATACATAGAGTCTGTATCACAAGCAATGACATAGTCTTTATCCTTTGTTTTAAATAATTTGTTTAGGTATTTGTTAATCTCTCTTTCCATCCACTTAATAGAAAGCTGACCGGAGAGAGTAATCGATTCAGCAAGCTTATTATCAAACCATCGAAAGTAAGCGTTAGTAACTAGGAGAGAGCGCCGTACGCAGAATTCAGCTGGATTTTTTTGGCCAGCTGCATATTATGCGTCTGAGCAATTTCCTTCTGTTTCTGCGTACGTAGCTCTCGTAACTCCTTATCTGTTAATTGTGTGTAATCGATTGACATAACCATCCTTTTGATTTGCCTTTTGTTACGGGAACACCAGTTCGTGAGCTATTCCAAACTGATACGTATGTTAGAGATTTTTCTAAACAAAATTCTTCTAATCTATTTGTGGTAAACATTTCTCCTTGTGGGGAAATAATATTAAACGTAGTTGATAAACAATCACGAATCTTTTCCTTATTATTAGCCCATCTTTTTTTACTTTCTATAGACATAATTAGCTAAAATACTAGTTACATAAAGCTAGAGTATACCTCTTTTTCTCAATTCATTTTCTACTAATTCTAGCTCTTTTTTGGCTTCAATCATTCGCTTCTTATATACAACCCGATCATCATACATCTTCTGCATTAATCGGGGAAGAAAACCTTGATAATCTTTATCAAACATACAGCCACTAGCGGCACAAGTAACGTTGGAAGAAATAAGCTGATTACGAACAGAAGGCTCATTGAGATATCCATCTAGTATTTTTTGAACGCCATCATCACCATTAATAGCTGAAACATGACCAACATAGGTTTCTGGTGAAATATTATATTGCATCATAAGATGAGGATACAGAGAGTTCAAGTCAAATGATACTACCCATTTATGCATACCTACTTTAGGATCTTTAACGTAGGCACCGATAATCTGTCTTTCCTTCTCGGTAATCTTTAACTGAGGTACTACAATATTTTGACTTAAAAGATAGTTATGAATAATAACGTCCCACATGCGCACTGAGGTAAATGTATCGTTGTAGTTAACTTTACCGTCATATGCGATAGCAAATACCTGCTCAATTAACTTTAACTTTTCATCTAGACGATCAACAAGATCAACGTCTTTAATGTTATACTCAATGAATAGCTGGTAGTTTTTCTTATATAAATCAAATAGTCCTTCATATTCTGAATAGTCTAACTTACGTTCACCTAACTCAATATTAGCAATGTGATCGAGTCGGTATGACTCTTGCATTGTAAAAGTGAATTTACGATACATCTGCATATAGTCAAGAATTGCAATACCTACAGGAACATAAACCTGGTTGTCTCTACCAGCAATAGTAACGGTGCGTTCTTCTAGTAATTCCCAAGGTGAAAGTTTCTTTGCCCAGGAATCTCCTAGCACTCTTTTAATTCGGTTAACAATATAAGGTATATCGAAAAACTCTACGTTCCACCCGGTAATAATGTCTGGAGAAAACCATTTGCTGCGCCATACATCAAGGAACTTCATAAGAAGCTCATACTCATCTTTACATTTAATGTATTTTACTTTTTCATTATCGGTAGTAAATTCACCACAACCTAGAACAATATATACATCATTCTTTTTCATCGTGATTGCAGTAATTTCTTTATTAGCTGTTTGGATGTCAGGGAACCCTTGATCTGCTGCAACTTCGATATCGATATTAATCTTAGATACTAGCTTAGGATCATAATCAATTTCACCAGAATAATAGTCATTAATAAAAGGGTAAACGAAATTAGTAAAACCGTAATAGGTAAAGCCTTCAACCTCAGTATAGCGTTTAATAAAATCGCGAGCAGTAGAAGGTGAATCAAAGTCTACTCTATCAACTTGTTTACCTTTTAAGTTACGATATGGTGAGTTAGGATTCTTTGAATGCACAAACAGATATGGCTTACAAGGGATAGTATATTGTATGCGTTGGCCATCTTCATACCCACGTAGCAAAATATCATTGCGGTGAAGAGCGACTGAAGTATAAAATTTACTCAAAGAATTTATCCAATGTTAAAGATTTTAGCGGCTCTGGTTCAGGAGCATACATCTCACGTAAAGGAGACATTATACGCATCCTAGTAGCATTATCCATTGTATATTTTAAAATTGCAAGAGCATCTTCTAGTCGACTGTCTCTTACTTCTGATATTGGACAACCAAAGACACCATCTAATACACTATACATATGAGGTATTGCTCCTCTACCATTAGGATGAGCATCTAATGGAGGCAATAATGGTTGCATCTTAGGAGCATACTCCAAGACTTGTTTTCGTATAATTGCACGGTTGTATTTGTTCATACTCTATATTATAGTATTGATCTAAAACCTAATCAACTGTTTTTTATAAATTCTTTTTGTAACGTAACCCTTATTCCATCCAGCATTTAAGTATTCGTCTAATAAATTAGCTTTAATTCTTTTAACTGTGCTATCTTTATTAATCCAAATTTTGTCTTTAAATTGACCTATATTATAAGATTTACGTTTTTGACCTGTGCGAGTTAAAGCTCTCTTTTTATACTCTTCTTCTAATCTTTCTTTTGATAGATTAGAACCCCAGTACTGACCCTTCTTTGACTCACTTATTTTCTTTTTTGTTTCTTCTGATGTAGGCATACTATTTCCGTGTCCTTTTTTACTACCTTTGCCCCCGTCAGAAAAATTATAACCAATTGGATATCTAGTATTATAAAAATTAATGTAATAAGTTTCTAAAGAATAAGCTTCGTCAATATCTTTACATTCTTTAATAGATTCTACTATAAAATTATCTGCACCATATTTTTTAATAGCAGATGATAATCTTATTCTACCGTACTTGTGAGTTTCAAACCTCATCATCACATCACTATGATGAGTTACTCCTACGTACTGTTTATTATTAATTTTATTAGTTATAAGGTATACATGTGCCATAAATGTATTTATCATTTATGCATGTTCATGAACCTTTTTTTCTCTTACCTAGAGTCATATTGATTTTCCAATGAGCAAGTTGTTTTGCTCTTGGTGAGGCAGTCTTTGATGAGCGTACTTTTTTTAATTCAGCAGTCGACTTACCTTTAAGTCCATGGCGAGCCATATCACCCTTATGCTCTGGGTGTTTACCGTCCATAAAATTTTCTAAGAACTGCTTAAATGTTTTCATAAATCTATTTATGAAAGAAGGGGCCGAAGCCCCTTCTAATTATTTACCATTAATAATTACAAGCTCATCTAAAGTATAAGGCCACATTATTTTGTATCTTTTTTAGGAAACCAAAAAGCTGTTTGAGTCTCAATAAAATGCTTTGATAAATTAATTGTATTATCAACAAGCATATTATAAAAATCTTCTTGAGCCCTTATATACTTCATAGATGCGTCATAAACAACCTTATCTTTTACAGTTTCATTTGTAAAAGCTCTTTTTACAAATTGAGTATATGTTCCAATATCATTAAAAGCAGTCATTATAATGCACTCCATGAAGAACGGTTAAAAGATGCACTACGACGTCTCTCAAAGTCTCTTGAATAATTTTCAACATCAAGAATAGTTTGAGGGTCACGAGCCATAATATACTTTTCTTCTGGGCTCATAAACTTTTCTTGTTTTTTGTTAGCTTTCTTAGATTTAAAAATTTTAGCAATAAACTTTGTCATAGCTTTCCTTCCTTTGCAACTCTTGGAATATCACAACGAGAAATTCCGATATCAGATAGTTCTGTATCTGTTAAATTACTAAGTTCACGAATAGCATTGCGAAGCTTCTCCTGGCGTTTAAGCCATGAGTACATTTCATTAATTATTTTTGACATTTTAGTCCTCTTTATTGCTTTCTGTAAGAAGTTGCTTTTTTGATCCTTTGACTGTTTCAGCCTTTACTTCNACATNNGAAGCAGGATCATTGATTTCGACTTTCTTAGGTTTCTTTGAATCAGGGATGATATTTTCAAGCCAAATTTTCAACATTCCATTAAATAAGTCAGCATTCTTAATCTCAACAGTATCTGCAATAGAGAACTTACGTGTAAAGCTACGATCTGCAATACCCTTGTATACATATTGATCATCAGATTGGTTAGATTGACCGGAAATAGTCAATGTACCATCATTAATTTCAATATCAAGATTTTGCTTACCAAAACCGGCTACTGCCATTTCGATAACATACTTGTTCTCGTCAACTTTTACAATATTGTATGGTGGGTAGTTTGGAATCACTTTTGCAAAGGATTCATGAGCCTCTTCTAGTCTACGGAACATTGGCTCATAACCTACGAGCATCTTATCCATATAAGGCATATCAAATAATTTAGCGAAATCTAGTCTAGTCATATGTGACCTCCTATTAAGCAAGGTTGAATTTAATAATATGTAGATCCATTAGGCATCTACATAAATATATATAATGCTAAACCTTATTGATTGCAACTAAAAACAAGTGTCTGATATGAAAAATTTTGTTAACTTGACTGAAAAAGCTCGTGACTATCTTCTTAACGCGTGTTTATTAGAAAAACGCGATACTATAAGATTAGAAGTCATAGGTGGAGGTTGTGCAGGGTTTAGCTACAAATACGATTTTACTGATAAAATTGAACCATTAGATATGATTGTCGATTTAGACGAATCTCATAAATTTGCAGTTGATAATACAAGTCTTATGTATGTAATAGGAACTGAGATAGATTATGAACAAAAACTTGGAAGCAGTTCTTTAGTGATTAGGAATCCTAATGAAACTTCGTCATGCGGTTGTGGAAAGTCATTTAGCGTATGAGGAGATATCATGATACCTACAGATCCAAAAGAAGCTGCTAAACTAGGTAAAGTTTGGGGTGAAGTAATTACTGATTCTGTCTTTGGCATTGCCGATGATATGAGAAAAGTTAAAGCTAAAAACGAAGCTATTAAGGCTCGCAATGAACTTATTAAGATCAACAACGAGACTGTAAAAAATAATAGATTACTTCGTGAACAGGCTATGAGAGAATTAGCTGCAGAACAGGAAGCCATGACGATGGCTAGAATGTCTCCTGCACAAAGAGAAGCATTTAAGAAGGCTAAAGCAAAAGCTGCGTTAGATGCACGAAATAAACAAATAGACAAAGAAAATACAATTCAATTAATAATTGCTTCAGTGATAGGTGTTATAGTTTTAGCGGCAATTGCATTTGGAGTAGTTTTAGTAGTGAGAATGTGATATGGATATTTTAAAATTAATTGGGCAAGTTGGATTTCCTATTGCTGCTTCACTTGTGGGTGGTTATTTTATATTTCTAACAATTAAATTTATTTTGGCTGGTGTTATGAGTTCTGTAAAAGGAATGGCTGGAATTATTACAGCTTTGGATAACAGAGTTAAAACAATGAATCATGATCTTATTCGTATTGATACATTAATGAGTGATGCCTTGGGTCTTAGACCAGANATTGATCGTATTGCCAGAGCTGATGGCAAGAACGATGCAAGGAGAGATTAATGATTGACAATCTTGTAGGTATTGTATCGATAATTTATTTACTATTATTAGCTTATATTGGTATAGATCTTGTATGGGGGAAAAAATGGCGTTAAAAGATAAAACTGGTAAAGTACTAAGTCGTAGTGAAGGTGAAGCAGTAATGAAAGGTCGTGGTGCTGTCACGATTTCTATCTATGCAGCTCTTCTTGCTATTTGTACATTAATTGGAAATGGTATCAGTGGAAAAGTATTGACAAATACAATTAAGATTAACGATACATACAATTTCTATCAAGCAAAAAGTATTAAACAAAGCTTGGCAGAATACCAATATGACGAAGCTGTTGCTCGCAAGAACGATAAGCAAGTTGAAGATCTTAAAGCTAAGATTGATCGTTATGAGAGCGATCCTAAGACAGGCGAAGGTAAAAAAGAATTGCTAGCCAAGGCTAAAGAACTAGAAATTGAAAGAGATAATGCAAAGGCTCGTAGTCCTTATTTTAGTTTTGCAAGTGCATTACTACAAATTGCAATTGTATTAAGTTCAACTTCGATTCTTGCTGTCTCTATGGAAATGCTATGGGCTAGTGTAGGAATTGGTTTAATTGGTGTTCTTCTTTTAAGCAATGGGATATGGTATTTCTTACCATTATAAAACATGTTCGAGATTGTTGCTAGGCGCCAGCGTAGTGGCAAAAAACAATATACTGTCTACTCAAAAGGAAGGATAGTTTTTATAACTCATCTTTCTACAAATTTGAAATATTATATAGAACACAACGAGAAAATAAAAAATGGATCTGACAGCACTAGCTAATGCTATTAATCAATATGGGTTTCCAATCATTGCTGCTTGTGGAATTGGTTATATAGTTTGGTATGTTTATCAATGGGCAACAGTAGAAATTAAACCAGTGCTGTCAGATGCAAACACAGTATTAATTGCTTTGATAGATCGTATCAGAATGTTGGATAATGATTTAATAAGATTGAATCAAAAATTAAACGTAGTTCTATTACTACGAAGCAAACACCTAGAACACATTAGACATGTTCAAATGGAAGATGACAACGAGGAAGAATAATTACTTGCTCGTTGCTCTGTAAACACCATCCCAATTTTTTGGTGGATTAATCTTATAATCTTCGATACGTTCAATCATTAATTCATAATAATGATCTAGCTTTTTATTAAAGCATCTTCTTAGATCAGTAGCATATGTTATTGCTCTGTCCCAATCTCCGGATCTATAAATTTCAAGAAACTTATTATGAGTCATCACCTGACTCTTTGCCCAATCTGCATTATCGAGAACAGTGAAGATATCCACACCTTCTTTTTTACCTTTAACAGCAATAGTGTCTAATTGGATCACTCTATATTCGTCTTCAACTTGTTTGGCTGTTTCAGGTCCAAGGATTAAAAGTACTCCGTAGTTCTTTGATTGACCTTCTAGTCTTGATGCAAGGTTAACACTGTCACCAAGACAAGTATAGTCAAAACGCTGAGTGCTGCCCATGTTACCAACAACAACGGTCCCAGTGTTAATCCCAAGACCCATGCCAAAAGGTGGGACACCTTCTTTACCAACTTCTTTATTAAATTCATCCAGCTTCCCTAACATCTTCAATGCAGCTTTGACTGCATGCTTAGCATGATTTGGATCGTCTAAAGGAGCGTTCCAAAATGCCATCTGAGCATCACCAATATATTTGTCTAGAGTTCCATTCTCTTCTAAGATAGAAGCTGTCATCGCCGTCATGTAGCGATTCATTATTTTAGTTAACCCCTGAACGTCGTTTCCGTAATGCTCGCTAATAGCAGTAAAACCGCGAACATCTGTAAACATAATTGAAAGTTCACGAGACTCTCCTCCGAGTTGAAGCAACTCAGGATTCTTTTGTAACTTTTCTACCATTGCAGGAGATAAGTAAGTACCAAATTGCTTTTTAATTTGTAATTTCTGTAAATACTCACTAATCATTCTTTGAGCAATTACAGTACCGTATGTAATTACTGTTGAGAATAAAATATATGATACATCCCAAAGTTCTAAATTGCTAGTAAAAAAATACTTGGGAAGATATACCAAACTACCAACAATAATAACTAACACTGGAATGGTAGTAAGGACAGGTATTCTAGGGATAACTAATATAATAAGAGTAGTTAACAATATTGTGGCAAGCAGCTCCAAAGTTGGAGCATATGAATATCTTACTGGTGTTGTTCCATTAAATACAGAGATAAGAGCATTAGCTTGTACTGTATGAGCAAATTGTTCTCCTCTAGGAGTTGCAATTATATTAGCAATACCTGATGCAGATAGTCCTATGATAACAGACTTTCCTTCTACATCTTCTTTTTTTACTTCCAGGAAATCAACAGT